ATTCGGACACCACCAACTCGTTGGCCAAGCTGTCTGGCAACACCACCACAACCAAGAAGTTCTTGACCCAAACAGGTACAGGCTCTGGCTCTGCTGCACCTGCGTGGGGTACTATTGATGGCGCTGATGTTTCGGGCAATATCTCGGGTAACGCAGGTTCAGCTACAAACATTGCTGGCGGTGCGGCTAACAAGATTCCGTACCAGACAGGTTCCAGCACCACATCGTTTATCGACGCCCCAACATCGTCCGGCACAGCGCTGACTTGGAACGGCTCTGCTTTTGCGTGGGGCGCTGCTGGTGCAACGATTACCAACGACACCACAACCAACGCTTCGTACTACCCCGTGTGGGCAAATGCCACATCAGGGTCAATGACCACAGCGTATGTAACCAGCACCAAGTTCACATTTAACCCAAGTACAGGCGTACTGTCCGCTTCTGGTTTCTCAGGTCCATTGTCAAATGCGCTGACGATTGGTACTGGGTTGTCTGGTACCAGCTACAACGGCGGCTCCGCCGTTACTATCGCTCTGGCAAACACCGCAGTGACTGCTGGTTCATATACAACTGCGAACATTACAGTTGATGCACAAGGCAGAATTACCGCCGCTTCTAATGGTGCAGGCGGCGTGACTTCTATCACTGGCACGGCTAGCCAGATTACTGCATCGGCGTCCACTGGTGCGGTGACCCTGAGTCTGCCTTCTACAATCAACGTGAACACCAGCGGCAACGCTGCTACGGCCACAACTGCATCTGCTTTATCTGCTGGCTCATGGCAACGCATCACCGGCAACACTATTGATTACGGCTCATACGGCTCCATCGGCGTCTCCGGTTCGACCAACTCCTACGCTGGTATCTCGTTCTCTGCTGTATCCGGCACGCTGATGATGCAAGGCGCGGCCACTGGGTTTTACTACTCCAACAGCACATGGCGCGTGTACTGGGACGGTTCGGGTAACCAGATCAATACCGGCAACGTCACCGCCTACTCGTCAGACGAGCGTTTGAAGTACAACATTGAGCCCATCAAAGACGCACGCAAGCTACTGCGCCAAATCGAGGGTGTGTATTTTGACTGGGACTTGGAAGAGTGCAACAAATGGAATTTCTTCCCACCAGAGAAAGATGTGGGTTTGCTGGCGCAGCGCGTTCAGAAGATCAACCCATACGCTGTACATCCAGCACCTTTTGATAAAGACCCGCTTAACAAAAGCGGCAGCAAATCAGGTAAGAACTACCTGACTGTGCAGTACGAAAAGATGGTGCCTATGCTGATTCAATCAAGCAACGAGCACGACGAACTGATTGACCAAATGCAAGCCCGTATTGAAGCGCTCGAAGCCCTCGTGGCAAAATTGACTAAGGAATAAACATGTCTTCGACCTACTCACCCGATCTACGCATCGAACTCATCGGCACCGGCGATCAAGCCGGTGTGTGGGGCGCAACCACCAACAACAACTTGGCCTACGTGCTTGAACAGGCGGTTGCGGGTTATGTTTCTGTGGCTGTAGGTTCAGCCAACCAAGCGCTCACCTACCTGAACGGCGCTACTTCTGTGGCAGCCGACAACCAATCGGTGCACGCTTCGCTAGCCCTAACAACCTCCACCGGTGCAAACTTCGCCATTTACGCGCCCCCTGCCTCCAAGCAGTACACGATCTACAACGCGTCGAGCTATACCGCCACGATCTATAACTCAACTGTCATCGGCAACACAACTGCGGCCGGTACGGGCGTGGCTATTCCTGCGGGCAGAACAATGACTGTGTGGAGCGACGGCACAAACTTCACCCAGCAAAACACCCACCTCACTTCCCCTTCGTTTACCACTCCTGCGCTTGGCACCCCTGCTTCTGGCACGTTGACAAGCTGTACTGGCCTGCCAATTTCTACTGGCGTTTCTGGTTTGGGTACCGGTGTAGCCACGGCCTTGGCTGCAAACGTTGGCTCTGCTGGAGCACCAGTTGTGAACGGCGGCGCTTTGGGTACGCCTTCTTCTGGCACTATGACAAACGTATCTGGCACCGCCGCATCTTTAACTGCCGGGGCTGCGCAACAATTAACCACAACAAACTTTACAATCGTGCAGTCAGGCAGCAAGTTGTATTTCAAGTACAACGGTACTAACATTGCGTCGCTTGATTCGTCGGGCAATTTTGTTTCGTTGGCTAATGTGACGGCCTTTGATACACCATAAGGGTAAATAAGATGACATTACCTTCTTCTGGCCCCCTATCAATGTCTGCGATCAACGGTGAGTTTGGGCGTGGCAACAACTTAAACTCCTATCGCGGCACCGTCTGGTACACAGATGCTGGCGCATCTGGCACTTTTTCGACTGGCGCAATTTCGTTTAACGAGTTCTACGGTAAGCGCCTAACGGCCCCAACATTCAGCTTTACGATTTCCTCAAATCAAACCAACGCCAACCTTCGTACGCTTGCGGTAAACGCTGGGTGGAACCAATCAAGTGCAGTTATTGCCACTATCGGCTCAGGCGTGTACGTCTATTCGACAAGCACCGGTACTCCGGCGCTGACCATCAACGGTAGCTTCCCCGGCGGAGTCACTCTCGTAAACAACGGCACCATTCAGGGGATGGGCGGTGCTGGGGGTGTGGGCGGCTACTGGACTGGCAGCAAGATCGCTCCTACTGCTGGCGGCGGAGGCGGCCTTGCGCTCAGTGTGTCTGTTGGCGTGAGCATTAACAACGGTTCAGGACGCATTGCAGGCGGTGGCGGGGGCGGGGGCGGTGCCGCATTTATCACTCGCACTTATCCCAAGATGCAGAGCATTCAGCTCGGCGGTAGTAGCGGCGGCGGTGGTCTTGGCGGTGGAGCTGGCGGGGCATCGTCAGGAACACGTTACGGCTTTACACCTAATGCCGGACAAGCAGGCACCCTTACGAGCGCCGGTAATGGCGGGGCTGCAAAGCTTGATACGACATATAGCGGGCAATACAACCTTGCGGGTGCCAACGGCGGGAGCTATGGTTCTGCTGGCAGTACAGGCCCATCATCTAGCGACCAATCAGGAGCAAGTGGTGGCGCTGCTGGCGGTTGTATAACGGGCAACGCTAACATTTCATGGATTTCGTTTGGGACACGTAACGGAGGCATCTCTTAATGGACTATCAAATTTTTCGCGCAACGCCTTCAATTGGGCAAATCGAAGTGCTGTACAAAGAGGGCGATAAGCTTTTAGGAGCTTACGCAATTGATGTGCCTATCGTGGATGGCGCTTTTTTGACTGGCGACGCACTCCACGAAGAAATCATGCACCGCGCTCCTACGTGGGCAACACAGCGTGAGCAGGAAGTAGCTACGGCCACTGGCTTTGACCAGATTGTTGCACTTGTTCAAGAGCTTCCAGAGGATGCGCCCACCACGGAGCAGCAGGCAAACGCTGCCATGTGGGAACAAGTACAGTTTGAAAAGAAGACCGCAAAGGCGCTCATCAAGTTTGGTCTGTTGCAAGAAGACCCCACAGAAGTCGGCGTGACCCAACTATGAATTATCCAGAAACAAAGATGGCTTGCGTTTCGAACCTCTGGGTTCGGATGATGCACTTCGTTAAAGCGGGTGATCGTAATGAGGGGCACGTTCACAACTTTGACCACATTACCCTGCTATCAAAGGGCAGTGTTGAAGTGGATGTTGATGGGCAAAAAACCGTGTTCAAAGCCCCGCACATGATCTATATCGCTAAAGGCAAACGCCACTACCTCACTGCGCTCGAAGACGACACTGTTGCGTCGTGCTTGCACGCTCTGCGCACCGGTGAGCGAGAGGAAGATGTGCTCGACCCATCCATGATCCCAGCCGGTGTTGATAACCCGGTTCAATCAGGCTTAGTGAAACCTTTGTGATGTGGACCCGTTCAGCCTACTCATGGCAGCACAAGCTACCGTTGCGGCAATCCGCAGTGGGTGTGAGATGTTGTCTCAGGGTAAAGCTGAAATTACAAAGACGAAGGCTGCAATTGAAAAAGCCGTTTCTGACGGTAAAGCGATTTATTCAGAACTCGTCGGTCTTTGGGACTGGATTACCGGTTTATTTGGCGTTGCACCGAAGAAGCCTAAAAATACGGCTAAGGACAACCCGCCTGCAAAAGAAGTTAAAGGTAAAACCCGTGCAGTGGGTTACAAACCAAAGCCCGTTGAGCAACTGAGTTACGAGGAGTACCAGACCCAAGCCATCCACCAGATTTGCGAACAGCTCAAGACCTTCTTCGAGATACGCAGGCAGTTGCAAGAATACTGTCACGACCTTGAAGAAGAATCCAAAACCACAACCGACATCGAAGGTGCCGCGCTAGACAGGATACAGATCGAAATGCAGCTTGAACAGATGACAGTTCAGATTCGAGAGACCATGATCTACACGCCCAAAGACATCGGGCTTCAGTCGATCTACACACGGTTCTTGAAGATGTACGACCAGATTCTGGAAGAGCGCGAGTTCGACAGAGCGTTGAAGCGAAAACAAGAGATTGATGCAAGATGGCAACGCGAGTACCAACAAACACTTCTTCTGGCCAAGCTGGGGTACGCAGTGGTGGTAACAATCGTGGGCCTGTGGATGACGGCACTGTTTTTCGCTCTATGAAGGAGTTCTGGCTATGGGTGCTTATCGTCACATTTTTGATTGCTCTGTTGGGGTTTTCAATCGCGTCAGCGCTGTTCTCGTACCAACAAGTGCGCAAAGCCGAGGCCATACTCCAGCGTGCCGAGCAGCTCGATAAAAAGCAAAAGCCAAAACTTGAACCAAAACCTGACAAGGACGAATAAATGTTACCAATCGTTGCTGGCATCGTAGCCAACCTCATCAACAACGGGATGCACAAGGTCGCCGACCAAGTCATCGAGAAAGGCGTGGACGCCGTGCAGGAGAAGCTGGGTATTGAGTTGAAGCCCGAGGGCGAAGCCACACCTGAGTACAACGCCAAACTGCAAGAGGAAGCCAACCGCCATGCTGAGTTCATGGCTGAGCTGGACGAGAAATCTGCGCAGCGTGCTACCGACATGCAGATGGAGGCTTTGAAGTCGTCCGATCAGTTTGTACGCCGCTTCCTGTACTACTACGCTTGGTTCTGGGGCATATTTGCCTGCTCGTACTTCTTTGCTGTGTCGTTCTTGGAAGTGCAGAACCGCAACCGTGACTTCGTGAACATCATCTTGGGTTTCCTGATTGGTACCACCATCCCAGCGATCATCGCGTTCTTCTACGGTCAGGCTAACAAAGCGCGTGAAGACACCATGAAGCAGATGAAAGATTTGAAGGGTGACAAATGACACCTGAAATCGCCGACCTGCAAGCAGCCAAGATCAAAGACCCAGCCAAGTGGCTGGAGGCAGTGCGCGTCACTTGCCGAGAGTTTGAGATCAACACCCCCCAGCGCATCGCTGGGTTTCTAGCTCAGACTTCCCACGAGTCTGGCGGCTACACCATGTTGTCCGAAAATTTGAACTACCGCGCCGCTACTCTAGCCGCGTGCTGGCCTAATCGGTTTGCGGTGCTTGGCCCCGATAAAAAACCCATCAAAGAGAACGGTAAGTTAGTGCCCACTGCCGTGGCAAACAGCATAGCCGGTAAGCCGGAGCTCATCGCCAACTTGGTTTACTCGTCCCGTATGGGAAACGGCCCCGCCGAGTCTGGTGAAGGGTGGCTGTACCGCGGCAGGGGTCTGAAGCAATTGACCGGCAAGGACAACTACACCCGTTGCGGAACAGCCCTCGGCCTTGATCTTGTAGGCAACCCAGACCTTCTTCTTGAACCCATGGCTGCTGCACGTTCGGCGGGTTGGTTTTGGAAAGCCAACAACCTTTCAGCTTTCGCAGATGTCGGTGACATCAAAGGCATGACCAAGAAAATCAACGGCGGTTTGATTGGGTACGAAGCGCGCCAAGCGTTGTACGATGCGTGCTATGGACAGTGCCGCGCCTAAGTAGGAAAATACAGTCATGCCGTTACAAAAACTCCAATTCCGCCCCGGTGTTAACCGCGAAGGCACAACCCTAGCCAACGAAGGTGGCTGGTTTGAGTGCGACAAGATTCGCTTCCGCTCGGGCTACCCTGAGAAGATCGGCGGTTGGATTTTGGATACGGGCACTGCTACGGCTGCGCTTCAACCCCCTGCGGGTTCGTACTGGGGTGTTTGCCGTTCTATGTGGAATTGGGTTACTTTGGCTGGGCGGAACCTGCTAGGGCTTGGCACCAACTTGAAATACTACATTCAAAACGGTCCAGACGGTCAGTTCTTTGATGTCACCCCTATCCGCGAAACAGCCACAGGGGTAACAAACGCTTTCACAGTCACCAGCGGTTCAAACGTAGTAGTCGTTACTGATTCTGGCCACGGCGCACAGACCGGCGACTTTGTGACCGTCACTTA